GGCGAATATCTCTTTATTCTGGTCATTCTTTAATAACTGTCAATATCTATTGGTTGGATTAATAGATATTGACAGTTATTAAAGAATGACCAGAATAAAGAGATATTCGCCCTATTAGCCCTAAATCTATTTTTAATATTACCTTCTGGAGTAGGTGCAATTTCTCTAAAATAATAAAATGGATTGATTGCACATTCAGCAGCAATCCAAATCTTTTGTTCTTGTGTTAGGTTAGGGTCGTAAGGGTCTACAAACTCTAAGCGTCTATCGTGTAGTTGTAAATGGAAGTAGTAGTTCTTAATCCCCATCTTTTTATAGATGTTTGCTAAATCAATAAACGACTGATTTTTAGTCGAAGTATGGACAATAGCATTAGGATATTTCATCCAGTCTTGTAAAAATAATATCATGATATTATCCTTTAAGTATAAAAGCATATTTCAAAAATATAACCAAATCATCGTATTTACGTACAAAATAGAAATAATACTATCGAGGTGTTAACCCCGATAGTATTATTAGTTTTTTATTTATTGTTTTTGATTCTGGTTATTTGAATATCTAAATAAGCTGAAATCACTGCGTTAATTTGTTTTTCTTCACCTAATAATCTTGATAACAAACGAGGTATATAAACAGGTTGTTTTAAGACAGTAGAAGTAATAGGTAAATCCCAAGATTTAACACAATCAACTCTATAAAGAATAAGATGTTTCTTTTTAAAGAACCACCAACCAGTTCTCTCTAATATAAAATGTTTCTTAGTAACATGAATCTCTAAAGGAAAACCTTCGTAATTAATAATTCTTACATTAGTTTCCCCATTAGGTTCTTCTACTTCCGAGTATATTCTATTACCAGAGAAGTAATCCATGATACTAAAACTTTTTGAGAGTAGTTTTTCTATTAGACACATAGTCAGCCTTTCGAATGTGTTCCTATTAGCCGGAATAATAATGCATTGTAAAGGCTCTCAGTACTATATATAACATTACCCCTGTGCGTGTGGCTGCTATTGATGGACCAGATTTAATCTTAGTCGCCCTCTTAACGATTTCTTCCACATCATCACGGATAGATAATAATAACTCATCAGTACTACGGGAAGATGTATAAACACCTTTCATTTTACTGATTAAACCACTAATATCAGATTTATTTTTCATCGCATTTCGGTTTTGGTTTAAATAAGTTAATAGATGTGTCATGATTTTATTAACCACTTCATCAATCTCTAACTTACCTTTATCACCTTTACCGTACGAATCACTAATCCAACTTAGTGTGCTTCTGAACATAGAAACAGGCATAGTCTTATTAGAACTTTCAATAATAGAAATCAAATCCAGTTTAATAAAACTTGGTTTATCAGGTATTACACCAGCTAGGTAATTACGATAAGTTTCTAAAGCATTTGCCTTATCCTTAAGAACAGCTTCACCATCCATCTCGATAAATGTAGAAGAAGTACTGTTCACCCTCATCCCAGACTCTTGGACTTGTTTTTGTAAGCCGTAAATGTTTTTAAGTAATGCTTTATTCCTACCTTGTGTATCGGTTAATAGATAACCCACTGATTCACCAGTATTGCGAATATCGTGTTCCATTCGTTGAATTGTTAATCGGTGAATTGAGTGTTTCATGTCAATAATATCGTCACTTCTGTCTTGTACTACTTTTATCCAAGTGCCTTTCTGTTTAATGGCATATTTGTTACTCATCGCTGCCAGAGTTGCTTCAGCAACTTCTTTAGAGCAAGGATAAGGCCAGTGTCTTTGTAGACGAGAAGTGATAAAACGAAATTGTAAGACATTATAGATAGCTGACATTATCTCATTTTTACGCTTTTCATTGATTTTAGAAGACTTGTAGAACATATGGCTTAACCAGACACAACTTAAATTAAATGCATCACCAGCTACTACGTAGTAAACAGGATTAATAATATCATTAAGTCTAGGTAAGAGTTCTTCTTCGTTAATGTTGAGTATTTCATCAAACCAAACACTTCGGTCTGAATTAGTAAATTTAACCACATAAACACCTGTTAAATTACCGCCAAAGAAAGAAGCATGTTCCACATTCTTGGAAATAAAACTATTCATGTAACGAATAATCTTATCACCTAATTTGTTATCGAAGGACAATTCCCCGCACAAATCATTAAATACATCTTTTACATGTTTATCCATTTTCTGTCCTTTATGTTAAATGTATTAAATAGTAAATAAAATAGTCATTCATAACTTTTTAAAATATTTTAAACTTATACTATTCACATGAAAGAGTCGAATCTTTCCACCTTATCTTATTAACTTTTTATAAAGGAAACTTAAAATGATTAAATTGATTTTTGCAATCGTTATTGCCCTGTTTATCTTCTCACTTCTCGTATGTATTGGTATCTACAAAGTAGGTACTAACTACGATAAATACAAAAAGTTCTTTGAACAAAACAAAAAGTAATTTAGCTATCTGATTACCCTATGGAAAAACCATAGGGTAATCTTAATTTTATTTTTTAAAAGGAAATTAAAATGCAACAAATTAACCCATCTAAAATGAAACAAATCGAGCAATACGGAAATAAACAAAAACAACTCAAAGTAACACCTAATCCAGTTCACGAAAAACTCTTTAATGAAATCGTTGATGGTGTTGTTGCCGAAATCATCAAAGAATCTGGTGCTGATAAAACATACGAAGAAAATATTCGTATCTTGGCAGAAACCAATAAAGATGTAACTAAAATCAATGTAGCTACCATCTTTAATTCTGTTAATACAGCTATTGCTAATCCTAAAGATACAGAGCATAAGGATAAATATAAAGAGCTTTATGCTCTCTATCAACCAAATGTGTTTATCGATGCTATTTTGAGAAAAGTATTCAAAGCAGTAAACGATAATGGTTATACCACTTTGCTCTCGGAAGACCGAAACAGTTACTATCTGGCTGATATGAAAACACTCCGTCCAGTAGCACTCTTCCGTGAACAGAAGACATACGACCGCCCAGAACGTTATAAATCTGCTCATCCATTGGCTTATGCTATTTTCTTAACTAATGACAAAAATGAATGGGAACCTATCAAATACGATTTGGTAGATTACAAATTTAAGGAAGGTGATTATGATTTCTATCCAACGCGTAAAGCAGAAGATATCGACTTGGTTGAATTTAATGGTATGGTGTCTTTGTATACTGACATCAATTATGCTTTTGGTATCATTAAGTATTTCCAGAAATTAATGGAAAAAGCTAATGCTTCTGGTGAAATGGTTCAACCTGATTGGGCTATTGTACCAGTAGACATCGATACACTGAAGTCTAACTATTGGTATAATGACGAAATTAAAATCTTCTCTATTAGTGCAGATGATTTGGTATATCCAGATGGTGATAACTGTATTACTGAAGGTATGGAAAATCTGGAAGGTACAAATGTAGAAGATATTTCAGCTACTGCTGGTAAAGTGACCGCAAAAGTAACTAAGAAATTATCTCTCAAATCTACTACCAAATACTTTACCCATACAGACTACGATGTCGTAGTGGTTGAAGTAACCGATACTGATGGTAATGACATTATTAAGATGAATCCAAATGACTTTACCGATGTATTTGGTGAAATAACAACACGTGTGTACGAAACATTCCCTAAAGAAAAAGGACTGGTTAATGCTGAAATTCTTAACCCAGTAGGTGGCGGTAATGTGTTCTACATTATCCAACCTTATGTTAAAGAAATTGTCCCACATATTGGAATGACACACGATATTGTATCTGGTATTCTTGAACCTCTTCACCATAGTTGTCTGATTGAAAATCTGGTAGAACAAAACAGTGATAAAATCATTGATTTGATTCGTATGTTACCATTATTGAAACCAGGCACTAAGTTAACTGATATCAAAGAAAACTTATTGTATCGCTTCCATGATTCGTTACATGAAGAATATGTAGGTTTTGGTGGTAGTATCTTAACTGACCTCTATTTGGAATCTGTACCGGCAGCTGAATTACACAGTACTGAATCTTCTGATATCCAAGTCGATACTAGTCTGTATTGTGTCTATACTATTAATCCAGTAACTGCTGTAAAATATGGTATTGATAACAGTAATGTGATTCGTGCTACCAAAGATATCCCGAGTTTTGATTCTCTCTATGTGATTGCATTTAAAACACGTGAAGAAGCACAAGCGTATGTTGATTCCATTAAGAACCCATTACACTACTGCATTGTAGAAGATGTTATTAGCTTTAGCAATGTGGTTGAAGTTAATGGTAAACTCTACATGGAATATAACCATAACTTCTTGGACTATGCTTTTGATGAAAATGGTGAAAAAGCCTTTATTCGACATGTCTTTTAATTCACTAATCGTTATATAAAATATTTTCAAACCTATACTATTTTACTGAAGGGAGTCAATATCGATTTCCTTCAGTATTTTATTTAAACTTAATTTAAAAAGGAAACCTTAAAATGGCTATTAATGAAACCGTTAAAAAAATCGCTGATGTTGTTGCAGAAAAACACTTGTCTTTCGACGCAGAGACTCGTACTCTGAAAACCACTGGCAATGCAATGGAATCTGCACTGGCAGTAATTAACGAAGAAGAAAAACTTGGTTTGGATGAAAAACAAATCAAGAATACCTTCCAAGCACTGAGCCTGTTTACCGCAGGTACTGGTTTGGCTACTGGTGAAGCTGGTATCAAAGAGATGAAGAAAGATAAGTCTATTGATGCCCTGACTGCTGAATTCGGTGTGACCAAACAAGTGAAAGTGAAACATACTGTCTCCCGTGATTACGAAGTTACTCCGATTCCTCGTAATGGTGAAAAAGTAGAACCTGTCACCAAACACGGTCGCCTGGATACCAAACTTGAAGTATCTAGTGTTAAAGCTCGTTCTTCTGCAAACCTGGCAGCTGTACGTGACCATCTGTACGCCCAAGGCGAAGAGAAACTGGGTAAGTAACATTTGTATAGTATTCTAGGTAGGAAGCAAACCCTACCTAGAATATTTTTTAATTAAAATGTTTGCATCTTATATAAAGGAAATTAAAAATGGCTAAACTCACTAAACGAACTGCTGCGGCTGTATCTAAAGGTAAAAAAGAAGAAACCGTAGTTAAACCAAAAACCGGTCCTAAAACTACTCCTAAAGTAACTGCTAAACCAGCTGTTAAAACACCGGTAAAAACACCACGTAAAACTACTGCTAAACTGGCCGACAAGGCCCCTGTAAAACCAGTAGAAACTCCAAAGATTCCGGCTAAAGCAGTATTGGCTAAATCAACATTGTCACCACGCACCAAGAAAGTGGAAAACAAACCACGTAAGCCACGTAAGCCACGCTCATTCAGAACGGATACTTCTAAGTTCCGTAAATACAACAATGAGCTTCGTATTAACTTGCGTAATCTGATTTACGATAAAGGTTACACAATCGCTAAAGTTGCACGTGAAATGGGTATCCTTCCCCACTATTTGTTCAATGTATTAAAATTGAACAAAACCTCCGAAGGTGGTAACGATTCTGTTGTTGTACTTGACATTGCATACGCTGTTTGTAGTGTAATTGGTGCCAACATCAGTTCTGTATTACCAGAAGCTGAAATTGTAAATCCAATTTACAAATCAACTAATGATATGGTTGATAAATTCAACAAATTGCAAGAAGAGAATGTTAAACTAAACTTTCTCTTCACTCAAACCAAACAACAGCTCGATACTCAATCTGTTAAATTAGCTGCAAGTGAAGCCAGAGTAAAAGAACTGGAGAATTTTCTTGAAAGTTCATTTAACAAAATAGGTAAAATTAGAGAAAGACTTGCGAATATTTCTAAATCGGAAGAATCTAAGTCTTAATTAAAAGAGAGGAGCAATCCTCTCTTTTTTATAAAAGGAAACCACATGAATAAGCAACAAGAACTGATGTCTCTATTTAAAGAGTACACCAGTAAAACAAAACGCGAAACTTATCGTGATATTTGTATTGAGAATAATGTCATTACAGATATTATTAAAGTGATGAATACATCATTTTACGTATTATACCATAACCGACTAGATGAGTTGTCTAGTAAGTTTAGTAAGTTTGTAGAAAACTACAGTGATAAAGAATATCTACCTTCTTTGTTATTGGATACAGACTTTACCGAATTAATTGGTAGTGATGAAATTAAAGTAGCTACCAAAGATTGGGTAGTTTCTACTTTGTTTATTATCCGTATCTTCTTAAAAGAAGAATCCAGTTCTACTTCTTGGCAAGACTCTAAGATTCTGGATATCTTCCAAGGTCTTCTGAATGAAACCCTAGACCGTGAAGTCAACAACCTTAATGCCCGTAAGAAACCATTGAATAACGATGAAGAAAATCTTTTGATTCTCATTTCATCTATCAGTGTTTACTGTGTAGCTGAAGGTTTAGATTCACCGTTAGGTCAACGTGAAGTGAATATTGCGTTTAAAGAAGCTATTAATAGTTGTTTTAGTAATTGTTATCTCACTAAAGAATCAATTGATTTTATCACAACCAAATGTGGTAAACGTTTAGGTAACAAAATGAAACGACTGCTTAATAAGGTAACTATCTCCTCTATTTCAGAATACATCTTGTAAGGTGACTGTAATGGGTAAAATGGAGAAATTTGTTTTCGTATCAGACCGTGAAAATCAGGATGTTGAAGAAGTCGTCAGAATAGACAGATGTCTTATTGATGTCGAGAATGTACTGGTTAATGCATTCAGTGCTTTTTCTAAAAGAGGAAAAGACATTAGTACAATCGATTACGAAGAGAAAGGTAAGTTAAACATTAGTGAATACTATTATCCGATGGGTATGATATCAATAGCTTATTCGCGTACATTGTTCACTTTTGAAAAAGAAACCATTGGTGCTTTATTAAATAAGATATCAGGTGGTGAAACCATTAATTGGAAAACTGAACACATCAATGTAACATATGCTAGATGGATGTATTCTGTTGATACCAATATATATCACATCTGTAAAGACTTCAATACTAAGGAAGTGAAAATCCTAGATTTCTGTAGACGTGTCATCATTGTTAAAGATGAAGAACGGAATATGAAATACGGATTTGTGTTTCTCACCCTGCCATTGGGCTATGATAAGACACTGGCAGCGACTGCATCTAATACAGTGTATTACATGCTACCTCAAGAAGCAACCGATTTAGTGTGTGATGAAAATGAAGCACATAACAAAGTTATAGATAATTATCTTAACGTACCTGAAGTTTCAGATGAAGAGAATATAGATAATCCAGGATATAAACTGTATAATCAAATGTTCATTGATTTTGAAATAGTAAAATGGCAAACATACGTTAAAGATACTTTCTATAATGGAGAAAGTAAAAAACATGTTAATTGATAGAACTATAGTAGAGAGGACATCCTCTCTACTATAGCTATCTTTTAATCTTTTATTTTTTGTCTACTTTATACGTTAGGTATACAGTTAGGTGATTAGTTGATTCCATTAACTCGTAAAGAGCTGGAGCACCTATCTTCACTTGGTCTACACCAAGATTACCATGAATAAATAGAATCAGAATAACGTGTTTATTACCACGTACAATTAAGTCTTTAATTAATTCTACATCTTCATCTTTTACCAAATGGTGTTCCATGGTGAAGATAACAGGATGTGGTACACCTTTAGCTAAACCTGCTACTTCATGGATGATGTTATAAATACCGACACCCATTGGATTGACACTCTCAACAGATAAATGTGTGTCTTGTACAACAGCAGGAGTATCAGCAATACCAGTAACCACATCATTGCGACCTAGTTTGTAATTAAAATCAGCAGAACTACCATCTAAATCACGACCTAATGATTCTACCATTTCATCTTTACCGTCTTTTGCATACATCTCATTTAATTTCTTAGCAACAGAAGTAGCAAAATCACCGTAAATAGGTACATCGTAATTATTCTTTTCAATATCAGAGTTAATACTTTCTAAACTCAAATCACCGATATATTTCATTTTACCAAATACATGGATAGACATTTCTAATTCCTTTTAAATATTATTAGGGACTAACATTTGCATGAAGTCATATTTCATTTCCTCATTACCCAACCATTGGATACGAGAAGCATATTTTAATTCTTCCAAATACAATTCATTAGCATCAGCATAGCTGTCAATAAACTGTAAAAACTCACCCAGTTCAGCACCACCATCTAATTTAGCTTGACCAATTCTAATTTTTAACTTACGGTAAATATAAGCCTTAGTAGCTAATAATACTAATTTCTTAATATAGTCAGCAGCAGTAATAGGGATGTTATTTAATTGAGGATCATTTTCAATAATTAACTCAATATAGCAGTTTGTTGTAATATAGCTAGTACGTCTGATTCTAAATGAATTACCAGAAATCATATCTACTTTAACTTCGTAGTTCAGAGGTATACCAGCAGTATTGTTTGCCATCTTTTGAGCACCAGTTAAGATAGCACCACCACTAGAAGTAGGCATACTTAAACCACCTGTACCAAGACCACCTGTTTCTGCATATAAGTCTAATAGATTAACACCTAATACAGTAATAATCTTTCGATTATTGGTTACTTCATCAGGTACAGTAACAATCCAGTCAGTAGGTGTTACCATCTCTACCTTACAGTCACGCATAGGTACATTAAGTTTAGTAGCATACTCGATATTCAAATCAGGCATAACTCGTTTATTGATTACTTCTTGGATAATCATTGCGTCAGCACTGACAGGTGCGAATCGATTCTTACGAAAAGGAATAACAAATGCCTCTTCAATAATCTCATCAGGTATTTCATTATAGATATTGTTAATTGAAAGTGATAACATACTCATCACAAAACTCCTTATAAAACTGTGTAATATTCATACGTTACTCTATTTTTATTCTCGTATATATTATTAACTTGAAGACGGTTTTTCGTAGAAATATTTACGGAAAAAGAAAATTATGAAGAGTAATTATTTATAAAAAGGAAATAGAATGTCCGATATTTTACCCTCCCAAGAAATTATTAAATGGCCAAATCCATTAGAAGAAGTCAAACGCATTATGTATTATGCTACTGTGTTACTAGACTATCCAGATGGATTTGAGGAAGATTTGGTAAAAGCTGGTCTTAATACCGAACCTAAACAAACAAGAAGGAGTGAAGTTATTGCAGCTATTGCTTCTAATATCAAAGACCACCAATATAAACTAACTTCTGTTAACTGGTTTACAAATCTTGGTATTAACCACATCTATCATGAAGAATTATTGAAATTAGATATTCATCTTAGTCGATGGAATTATCTTAAAGTCTTAGAAATGATTATTGGCTATTGGTTAACTAAATACCGCCAAATGTGGGTATTTAATAACCTAGGAAGATATCCTCTTAATGCCAATAAACTGATGGATGAAATTAAGAAATACCAAGATGATGAAATCAGTCGTGAAGTTACACTAGGTGGTTTAGAGGAATTAGCTCTTACTAATACTTTAGAAGAAGTATTTCCAGAAACCATTAAAGCACTGAATGATGCTTACGAGATGTCTGATACATCTACATATTTCTTAGATGAAAGAAACATCGATAAAAACGGATTGGTTATTCCTATTACATTCGTGATAGACCCAATTTATCTTAGTATTATATTTGCACACTGAGTGAGGGAATAAATGAGTTTTGAAAAACAATTACTGGAAGAGAACGGCCATTACATCGATATCGCTCCTACAGTTACAGTGCACAATATTTCCCATATCCTAGATGCATTGGACATTACACTGATTAACCATGGTAATGAACATCAAGAAATTGAAGCATATGGTGGGTATGGTTTTTATAACCCTATTACAGGTGAGAAGTTAATCGAAGAAGGTTTACCTTATTATCTAGAAACAGATAATGAAATAGTAGTATTTGAGCAAACAGATGAAATGATGAATCGATTCTATCGTAATAATGTATACAATCTCATTGACGGTAGAATTAAAGATAAGCTAATTCATCGTAAGAAAGACAATAGAAATATTACAATTGCTACGAGTTATCGCTATTACAGTATTTCTATTATCAATAAGATTTGCCAATACGTAACAACAACTCACTTACCAGAGCAATATGGTGGAACAGATAAGTATCGTTTAATTATCGATATTATCCGAGAATACTTCCAACCAGTAATGGCAGAGTTTTCTAAGGTAAAAGAAATCATTCCTAGCCTGGATATTCCATTTGGTTTAAATACACATCCTGTATTTAAAATGTTGATGTCAGTTATTGATGATATTAATGATTTCATTTCAGTTCTTAAAGATAAAACTCCACGGATATTGTGTCAGTGTATGCATTATCGTGGATATCTTTTAGTAATCAATTACGGTGATTTCCGTATTGTGGAATGGGAACTCATGAAGATGTTAAGCGTAGATAGAACAACCAGTGTCTGTCAAGATGATTCGTTTAATGCTTCTAATACCAGTATGGTTTCAGCCATGCCACAATTGCTTACTTTAAATATTTTGGATAGTTATTTAGAGATGACAAAGAAAGAATGCTTAGTTAGATACGAAAGCTTACTTTTAACACTAGTGTAACTATTTAAAACGGATATGAAAATGAAAACCGATATTCCCTATCTGGATTCATTTGAAAAGAATACGGTAGTAAGTGTAGTAGATGTCTCAGTAATGGACTTATACTTACACTTACACCGCGTTCTTTCTAATAGAGAACTAAAGCAAGGTTCTTTTTTTTTAAGAGAATTAGGTTACGATTCTTTAGATAGTTTTATTAGAGAATTTGTACCTAGATTATTCGATGAAGTTTTTTTAGATAAAGATAGTAATGCCTATACTGACTTTGCAGATGTATTAGTCAATATGGGTCTCTCACTATCTGAAATTGACCAGGCTGTAGATATTTTAATTGGCGTAACTACACCTATTTTTAACCAAGTAATTTTTGACGATAAGACAAAGTTTTTTGCTTCTATTTCGTCAAATGAGAAAGATTTAATCCCGACTATGCGAATCAGTTACTTGAATACTACTTAACCAACTTAACTTTTTTATTAATTCTAAGAGGTAAACCAATATGTCATTAGGAAGTTTTAAAATCAATAAAGTAGAAATCCCAGATAGTCTAGATACTGTATGTAATATTATTGAAAACATCGTACAGGAATCTATTAATAAACTGGCAGTTATTGATTTCATCATACGCCAAGCAGTTTCTAAATTACATGAAGATTTAGATATTAAACAAATTGCTTCAGAAATCGCTGAAGTTATTTTGTTTACAGAAGCATTTTCAGTGAGTTTACCTCTTTATCAAAATACCCCAATAGTATCATCAGCTTACTTACGAATAAAGTCTTGTCTAATAGACATTGTTAGTTATTTATTAGAATATTTGCAAAAGAGTCATTATCGAAGTAGCTTCTTAGAAGGAAACAAAGTAGTATCGGTATTTGACTTAACTATATTAGAGATAATCCATGAGTAACCGAACTTATGATATAAACCATTTTAGAAGTAATAATCTTGGTAATAAAATTAACGAAGAGATTGAAAAAAGGAAACAAAAACTCGAAAGTGAAATAGTAGATACATTTATTAATTTACCAGATGAGTTTATCCTAACCGATGGGAATGCTATTTTAAAATGCTTTAGAATGTTAAACCAACAAATCAGATTTAATGTTCAAGAGTTCTTTGATTACATGATGTATTTTAATACTCTATTAAATAGCTTTCCTTTTCAGTATTTCTACCATAAAGAAAACATCTATCGTACGATATACGAAGCACCTTACGATAAAATGTTTGAATTTAGTAAAAACAGTGGTGAAGTAGAAACATTGAAAGAAATCAGTGTTGATATTTTTATTACCATTATTAACACCATTATTAATGAAAAGCTTTATATTGAAATCAATTCTCAACCAATAATGTGTTATCGCATTCGTAATTGGGATCAGTTTTCAATTACTCTAATTAAATATAACCCATGGGTATAAAATCATGACAAATCCAACAAATACTATTCGACAACTAGAAGTAGGTAAAGTATATTCATTTGATACCTATTCACCAGAAGTACTAGGCACTCGTTTAATTAACGTAGAATGCCTAGCAGTAATGAATGCACAAACAGCTATCTCTTCAGGCTTAGATATTAAATCATTCCATGAGAGAATGAAACCACACCTACCAGCAGGTTATAATAATAATCCATTCGATATGACTTATGTCAAACTAGTCAGTGTAGATGGTAAAGAAACAATCTACGCTATGGATTGGATTAATCGTTCTACTATTCAAGAAACATCTCCTAATAAGATTACCGTTACAATTAATGGTGTATCTAATAATGACGTTGAGATTATTCGTAAAGCATTAACCATGCAAGGATATACTGATATTTCAATCGTATTATCAGAACGATAATTTACACTATATATGAATAAAGTGATTTTTAAGACTAATTGCTTCGTTCGTATTTTCCTAGTTTGTTTATTTAAAGTTGATTTTATTCGTTTGCCTTTGATAGTTGAAGAAACAATAAGGCTGAATATCTATTGTAAGGGTAATCCCTCGGTACACTTCTAAACAAAGTTCTACGATAGATAGTAATTCTATAAACTAGTCATTATCCGGTCATTCTTCGTTCACTCCTCCGCCGGCTCAGACTACACATGGAAGCGAATACAAGTACCGAAAATATTCCATAGGTGGATAATGACCTAACGACCACCTTAATCAGTGAATTAATAGGGACGGTATTTACTGAATCGTTTTGGTTTCCTTTTAAAAGAAGTTGATGATAAAAAGCTATAGTACCTCTAGAGTAGGATATCCTACTCTAGAGGGAATTAGTTTATTATGTTTTTATGAGGTCGATGGATACTCGATTAATGTTAATCTTTAAATTGAAAAAAAGGATATTATAATGTCTGAAAAGAAATTCCCTAAGCTCCCTATTGAGCTAGAACCTACAGAGAAACCTTTGGAATCTGATTCTACTTTGATTGCTGGTTTGAAAGTTGTTTACAACGACGAAACATTGCCTAAAGATGAACACAATGACCAACTGGTAAAAAATCGTAAAGCAATGTATCGTGGTGAATTGCCTCCTGCTAAAGAAGAAAAAGCTGATGGTAAAGCCGGTAAAGAAGCAGAAGCTGCTGGTGGTGAAGCAGCCGCTAGTCGTGCTAACTTCGTACCTCCAGTAAGTGCCGAAGCAGGCCGTGCTGGTGAAGGTGATAACGTAACTGGTGAGGAATCTCGCCGTGGTGGTAAACCAGCTCGTACTACTGAAACTTCTGAAGCCCGCTCTGGTGTCTCTCCTGAAGCTTAATCTAAACTAACTTACTATACGCCGACCTTATGGTTGGTGTATAGTAAATATTATTAGTACCTTATCTTTTTTGATAGTGATTAATTTAACAGGAGTTCTAACTATGTCTTATCTAGATAGAATAAATATAGATTTTGATAGAGATTTATTCATTCTTCCAGTAGATGAGTATAAAAGAGATATTGACCCAATTGGTCAGTATATCGAACAACAATCTCAATTCTTACACATCATGGAAGATATCTCTCTCGAAGAAGCAGAAGCATTTGTTAAGAAAACGATTGGTAAAGAAGGTAAATACCCGATTATAAACCCAATGGTAACCTATGTACGTAAAGATGAATATGGTGACCGAGTTAAAGACAGAACCAGTTTGTTAGGTTATATTAATTCTACTTTAAAAGAGAATGAAGTATTAACAGCGACATTTACGACATTCGTTAGTCAAGATAAAAAACTATCTTATATTTCAGAATACGTAGACCATCAAATCCCTAAGCGTAAAAAATTAAAGAAACTTCAATTCCAAAAGAAACAAGAAGGTGATAAAGTAGGCGAAGCATTTGCTAACAATGGACAGAACAATATTAAACGTTCTATTAACTCTATTTCAGGAGCTTCTTCTATCGTCTCTACGCCTATCTACATGGCCTCTATGCACCCTATCCTTACTTCTACGTGCCGTATGACCTCAGGCTATGCTA